GCTTCAAGAACATCGTCCTAGACTGGGCAAGTGTTGGTCCACGCGTGGCATTTGCTCATTTATTGGCTCCAGAAACCCGCTCGCAAGAGATCAGGACAACGCCTTCGATCCAATATGGCGTTGAGAAGTGGACGGACTGGAATACGAAGAAGGCAGTATTAGAGGGCTACGAGTCTCACTGGCTCGTGTATCGGCTTACATCGTTCAGGGCAAACGCAGTACGCTCGGCTATCCTAGTCGCTAAGGACATCAATACGGGAGATCCCGTACCAGATACTCACCCGGCGGCTAAGATGATTGCCAATCCTAACCCGCGCATCTCGATGAACGAGCTAGAGTTCAGGGCTGAGTTGTTCCTGTGCATGGCTGGCGACGCTTACTGGTACGTCAACAAGGTAGGCGACAGCATCCGGCTAGATCCTCTGAGATCGGATAGGGTGTCGATTAAAGCCTACCGCGACAAGCGAGTCTACTTCTACACGCTACCAGGTGAGACCCCCGTACCATTCGATGAAGAAGAGATCGTGCATATCAAGAACTACAGTCCGAGCGATGATCTATTCGGGATGCCGGTGCTAAGAGCGAACGCACGACTGGTTGACACTGGCAACGCATACACTGACTTCAACTATAACGCAATGAAGAATGGAATGTGGCCGAGTGGTGTGCTTGCTACTGAGAAGCTAGAGACGGCACAGTATGAACGCCTCATGAAGCAGATCAAGGAAACGAAGGAAGGCCCGGCGAACGCTAGACGCTTGCTAGTCATTGAGGATGGCAAGTCGTGGACGCCTACAACGCCGACGCCGCAAGACATGGACTTCATGGGCGGCACGAACCTAACGAACCAGGAGCTGTGCGCTGGCTTTGGCGTATCGTCTGAGGCAATCGGGCTTGTGCCTGCCAAGTACGAGAACGCACGAGCGATGAAGCGAGCAGCTTGGGAGGATACGATTATCCCTGAGCTGAATCTGCTCAAAGGTGCGTTGAATATCCAACTCGCCAATAGACACTTCGACGGCATCTACTTCGACTACGATCTATCGCAATCGCTGCCGATGGTTGAAGCTCGGAGAGAGAACGCCGAAGAAGGGAAGAAATACTTCGACATGGGCATCTCAACAAAGGCAATCAACGAGCTACTCGGATTTGGCTTCGATGAGGCTGACTGCCCAGACGTTGGAGTCCTGCCAGTCGCACTACTTCCAGTTGGTGCTACTAGAGCTACTGAACGATCAACGGCAACGGAACTCATGAGAATGCCACGTAATGAACGTGCACGCATCCTTGAGTTATCTGCGAGGTCTGCGGAGTCTGACGCCTTATATCGCTCAGTGGATCGTAAGCGCCAAGGATGGGAGCGTGGGGTGGCAGACAAGATCAGCTCTCTGTTTACGGTGGAGTCGTCAGCGGTGGTCAAAGCTGTCACAAATGGACGGAAAGATACCGACGCGGCTATTGAATCGCAGCGCGGCGCGTGGATAAAGACACTCACCGCCGTATACAGAGCAGTCATTGAGGACTTCGGCCAGGAGACGTATGACGAACTGACGAAGCGAACGATCGGAGGCATGGAGTCACGCGAGTACGATCCGTGGGATGACGAGATTAAGAAGTACGTGAATGCACAAGTCGCCTCTCAGATCGACTACATCCAAGAGACGACGAAGAAGAAGATCCGCGCTATCGTGCTTGAAGGTATCAAGGACGGCTCTAGCAACGTACAGATAGCCAAGAGCATCAGGGGCGTCTACAACGGATGGGAAGCAGGCACAGACGTATACAGGGCAATGATGATCGCACGTACTGAGGTTCACCAAGCGTCAGGCACAGCGATGCACAACGGCGCGAAGCAGTCAGGCGTGGCGAAAGAGAAGGCATGGAGCGATGCCGGTGACAATCGAGTTAGAGATGCGCACGTTGCGAACAGCGGCGAGGGCTTCATACCGTTCGACGGCGTATTCCAAGACGGTGCTGACTATGCCGGTGATGGTACAGACGATGTTAACTGTAGGTGCGCCATGCTCTACAGGAGCGGACGATGAACTATCTGAACCTGCAAGTTGCGAAGAAGAAGGCCAGACGCCAAGCACGCTGGATTGATGTCTTGGCAACTGAGCCGTGGTGTGTTGGGTCTGAGTACGAGAAGAAGCTACGGCGAACACGAGTTCCTTGCTCGTGCTATATATGCGGCAATCCACGGCGACATGCTAAAGGTAAAGACAGGCTGACGCTTGCTGATAAACGACAGAACGATATAGCGCGGAATCAAATCGACAGCGCACTAGGGCAGGCGGGATAGATGAATCACAGCGAAGCAGAGCAGATAAAGACGTGGCGATGCGGAACTGATGGGAGCGCGTGCTGCTCGTGGCGAACTATCGCTAAAAAGGCATCTGAGTTGTGGCCTGAGAAGGATATATGTTCTGGGAATCAAATCTTCGGGATGAAGCTATGCGAAGAGGCAAGCGCGATTCTTGGCGAGGACATAGACAAATAGGAGTAGGTGATAGATATGGCTGACACAGTAATTACAGCGACGATGACACATCCCGGCCCGACTGGGTTGAGGGATTCGATGGCTCCTGCTCTTGTGACTGGGACGTATGAGGCGAACGATACCGACTATCATGCGATGATCTTCAACACGATGGGCAAGCGATACATCACATACTGCGTAGACAATCCAAGTGACAAAGACGTAACGGTGACGATCTACGGCGCGCCTGCTATCACATCTGTGGTAGGAGATCCTGGCGTATTTCTGATCGGAACGTCGGTTACGTCTTCGTCGACAAGCTACGAGGAGGCAACGACTGATGAGGGTGCGATGTTCTTCATCATACGATGCACGTCTGCGGCTGCCTCTGCGACTGGTACTACTGTCACAGTGCACGCGCACTTAATGCAGTAGGGGGACTTATGCCATTCGACCAGACAGACGTTAAGGAAGAGGGATTTAGGGTTATTGAAGATAGGACAGCAGGGGCGCACGTTGCCACATACATACGATTCGTTCACACATGCGCTGATACAGGAACCGGCGAGCTTCACTGGCACGCGAAATGGGAACCAGTAGGCGAAGGATTCCTAGCAGCAGCATAGGGAGAAACATGACACAGCCAGAACGAGCATTCGAGGTAAGGGTCGCGGAGGACGATGGCGAGCCAGGGCGAATCGAAGGACTTGCCTCTGTGTTCGGTGTGGAAGATTCTCACGAAACCATATTCGACGCGAGATCATTTAAGAAGACGCTGAAGGAACGCAAGGGCAGAGCGCCGATGGTGTGGATGCACGATGCTGCTACGCCGATTGGGCTCGCTACTCTCGAGGAAGATGAGAACGGGCTACGCTTCGTTGGGCAGCTTGATCTCGACGTACAGCGCGGCGCTGAGGTATACAGCGGGATTAAGAAAGGCTACATCACTCAGATGAGCCATTCCTTCCAAGGTATCAAGAGCAAGATGGTGAAGGGCGAGGACGGTAGAGAAGTCCTGCACTACACCGAAGTAAAGCTATATGAGATCTCGCCGGTGACAGCGAACTTTGCATCCAATGAGAAGGCTGTTATCACGGGAGTGAGAATTGAAGAGCCACAGGAAGAGCCGATGCTCATTCCCGATGGCATACGATCGCAGATGGATCGACTAGACGCACTCCTTGAGCCGTCCAACGACACTCGAACGGAGCCGCAAGGCAAGCCGGGGAACCACTTGCAAGGTATCCAAACGCAGGTTGACAGAATAGCTAAATTGAGGAGTTGATAGAGATGGACGATGAACGAACAGAGCAGGACAAAGCACTAGAGCGCGTAGAGGTACAACTCAAGGGCGTCGGTGATGCGCTTGAAGGTATCCCCGAGACGGTGAAAGAGGAAGTCGATCGCCGGATTCAGGAACGGACTGGCGACGCTGACGCTCACTACGAAGAGATGAACGAGAAGCTGACGGCTGTTGAAGAGCGGCTCACGGCTGCGATCCAAGAACAGCAAGCGCCTAGCGCAGTCGCAACCGCTACCCGTGAGGAAGACTACGGCTATGGTGACGAAGCAGGCGGCTTTGATGATATGATTGCCGAAGTACGTTCGTGCGGTGCTGGTGGTATGGGAGTTCCTGAGCGCCTACTGAAGATGCACCAGGGAGAGGTCGAGCGACGTGGACTTAGCACGCTGACCGGCATTGGCGGCGGCTTCTGGATGCGCCCTCAGTTCTCGAACGAGCTTCTTCAGATCCCGGCGAATGAGCAATTCATGTCTTCGATGATTCGCAATCTCCCCGAGACAGATCCTCCAAATGCAGAGTACACATTCAATATGTTTGACCAATCTGGGTCAAAGGGTATCTATGGTGGCGTTGCTGTCTATTCGTCTAAGGAATTGGCCGACCTGGATGAGACGGACTATCCAACTCTCTTGACGGTGAACTTCAAACCTGAGAAGACAGGAGTGTTCTGGACTGTATCTGAAGAATCACAGGCAAACACGCCTCAGATGGGTTCGATGATGCAGCCGCTTATCAACGGCGCAATCCTCGCACAGCGTGATGGCAAGATCCAGACGGGAACTGGCGCTGGTGAGTACAAGGGATTCGCTTCTAGTCCTGCAATGATCTCCATCGCACGTAGCGTAGCCAACCAGGTGAACTACGTCGATCTAGTCAACATGATTGCACGAATGATGAGGAATGGCGGTGGAAAGTTCGTGTGGCTGTGTCAGAGCGTTACGATGCTTCCTCAGTTGATGACGCTGACTAACGGTGACGGAACTATCATGTGGGCACAGAATGCGCGTGACGGCATTCCTAATCCTACATTGGTTGGCCTGCCTATCTTCTTCAACGAGATCAGCCCGCCGCTTGGTACTCAAGGTGATCTCCGTTTGATCAACCTCGACTACTACATGCGTAAGCCTGGAATGGGCGCAACGCTCAAGTCCGATATGGGGATACTTGGATTCAAGAAGGGCGAAGAGACTTTGAAGGTTAGCTATTACGACGATGCGAAACCGTGGATTACTTCCCCGCTCACGCTTCGAGATGGCACGAATACCGTTAGCCCGTTCATCGAACTGACTGACGTAGCATAGAGAGAAGTCTAGCCCTACGGGGCGAGGAGAACTGATATGCACATGATTAGAGAAGGCGTGAAAGTAGATTGCGGTATCAAGCCCAGCGACAACGCAACGGGCATTGCCGGCGAATACTTCCGAATGGATACGTTCGCCAAAGCTAAGTTCCACGGGATCGTCCGAGGGCAGCTCACGGGGGCTACGTCTACGTTGACAGTATATGAAGCGACTGATGCTACTGGCTCGGATGCGGCGGCACTAGGCGCGGCTCTGACGTTCACACAGGGAAGCAAGGTGAACATGGCACAGATCGCGTGTGCTGGTACTACGTCCGTGGCAGACACGTTGATCCTTACGCCGTATTACTTCAACGGCGAAGGTACCTTGACGGCTGGTACTGCGTTGACGTTTACCGCGGCTGCTGCTGAGAACCTGTCAGAGCGAGAGTGGGATCAGTCAGGTAACGCAACTGCCGAGGGCGCATCCATCGCAGCGTGCATCAACAGCACGGCGTATGGTGTGCCTGGACTCTTGGCTGCTGCTGATACCGGCACGGTCACGATCACTTGCACAGAGCCAGGCGGCGGTGACCGTCAGGTATTGTGTGCTGATAACGGAACCGGAGCATTCGACATCACTGAGTCCGCTGTTGCCAAGCTGGTCGTAACTGACTTGATTCAGATGGCAGACTTCGAGGTGTACGTCCAAGACTTAGATCGTGATGACGACTTCACTCACATCGGGGCAGCTTTCACCAATCTGGAAACAACCAC